CAAACATGATTGACACGACTGCCCGTGACACTTCAGAGGTTATGGGTCAGATGCCGTCGATCAACTGTTCCAACTCTCTTCAGGTCTCCGACAGGAGCAAGAAGATCTCCAGTCGCAGGACCAGGATCGCCTCTCACTACATCCTCGCTTCGAGGCTGGAGAACGGCGAGCAGATCAAGGCCTGCGATCACTACCTCAGCTACGGCATGACCGTGTATGTGGTAGAGCCCGACATGGAGCGCAAGGTTCCCGTCATCAGGGTTGAGAACCCTGTTGGTGCATACCCCGAGTTCGATGTCTTCGGTGGGCTCAGGTCCTACTCGCGCATCTGGCGCGAGGAGACCATCTCACTGATGGCTAAGTATCCATGGCTACAGAAGATGCTCACTCGCAAGGACACGTACGGCAAGGACTATCTCCCCGAGAGGGAGATCGAGATCTGCAAGTACATGGATGCCAACTGCATGTACATGTATCTTCCGGCTCACTCGAATACCATCCTTGAGGAGATGGAGAATCCACTCGGCCGCCTGACGGTCCGAGTGGCCGTCCGTCCATCCTTCGACGGTGAGATCCGTGGCGCCTATGATGACGCGATCTGGGTCTACCTCGCGAAGTCCCGCATGGCAATGCTCGGACTTGAGGCAACCGAGAAGGCTGTACGTGCACCTCTCGCAGTTCCGCGAGATGTTCAGCGCATGGTGTTCGGTGGTGACTCCATCATCCGAACCGACAGTCCCGAGAAGATCAAGTATGTAGGCATCGACCTTCCACAGTTCGCAGCACAGGAAGAGCAGCTCCTTGAGAGGGAGCTGCGTATGTCCACTCGAACTCCAGAGGCTCGCGGTGGAAACCTCGACGCATCGATCATCACCGGCAAGGGCGTAGAAGCCCTGATGGGTGGATTCGACACCGTCGTGACCACTGGTCAGCAGGTAATCGGAATGGCGCTTCGTGGCGCCATCGAGGATGCGTTCTTCATCGATGAGAAGATCTGGCCCGAGGAGAAGAGGACAATCCGTGGAGTCGTACAGGGAACCCCCTTTGAGGACTCCTACGTCCCCTCGAAGGACATCAACGGCAACCACACCGCAGATGTCACTTACGGATTCGCTGCCGGACAGGATCCGGCCAGGGCAATCGTGGCCCTGCTCCAGCTACGCGGTGACCAACTGGTGTCCCGAGACTTCGTGCAGCGACAGCTGCCGATGCAGATCGATGTAGTCCAGATGCAGACCCAGATCGATACCGAGCAGTTCAACGATGCCCTCAAGGCGGGTATCCAGGGTGCCATGCAGGCGATCCCTCAGATGGCACTTCAGGGTATGGATCCACTTCAGCCTCTCATGCAGATGGCGAAGGTCATGGACCTGCGAGCCAAGGGCACTCCGGTGCATGAGGCGATCCTCAAGGCCTTCACGCCTGAGCAGGCCCCACAGGGCCCTCAGAACCCTCTTGAGGCCGCGATGGGAGGATCGCCCCAGGGAGCGCCCGCAGGCGCTCCTACACCCCCTGGAGCCCCTCAGGGAGGCCAGGACGTAATGCAGATGCTGGCGTCCCTCAGGGGGAGCGGGGAAACCAACATGAACGTGCGAACTAGGCGAGAGCAGTCCATCTAATGACAGTCCCAACCGTCGGCAGGATCGTCCACTACAAGAGTTACGGAACTCCCGGAGGGGAGTTCGAGCCTGAGTGTCGAGCGGCAATCGTTGCTTCTGACGTAGATCCGCTCAGCATGGAGGCGACTCTCGTCGTGGTGAATCCTACCGGCCTCTTCTTCAATCAGCAGTGCAAGCATGATCCACACACCAAGAAGGGTGGCACTTGGCACTGGCCGGAGGGAACCCCTAATGCATGACTGTGCATACGCCAACGCGATTGGCAAGCCGGTCTACTTCATCACCAGTGAAAAGGGTGTTGAGGTTTGTGGCTTCTGCCACGTACCCAAGACGCAGGCGCCCAAGGCACCTGCCAAGACAGTAAGGAAGTAACATGCCTGGTCCGAACAGCCAGTCTCCATTCGAGGCCGCTCTTGGTGGTGCCTTCTCCGATCACCCACGTTCCAACAAGTGGGCGGATGAGGTAGGCGCTGCTGCGACCTGGGAGACTTCTACCATGGAGTCTCGCTCCATGGGAGACTCTCGTCACATCGACCCGACCTCCAGCCCAGCCTGGAACACCACCACCATCGTTCAGACTCCGGTCACCAAGGGTGGATCCGGGGCGAACTACGATTCCTCTCTGCCGAATCACTAAGGGGTAACCATGCTGGGCGACGACGAAGAGATTGAGATAGTGAGCATTGAGCCCATGCTCCATAACAGGTGGTCTGTCATCGCTCCTGGACTCGACCTCGTGTCCAACATCGCTGGAGAGATCCAGCAGACGTTCAAGATCTGGGCGGTATTCGCCGCCCAGCATGGTTGCCAGCTCAACTACGACAGGAAGTTCAGGGAGGTAATCGATGGCCATTCCCGTGAGCGGTCCGGGACCGATGTCCCAGAGGACTGACCGTCAGCCCATGGCCTCACTGCCCAATGCTGACTACGGTGAGCAGAAGGCTTACAAGCAGCTCCAGCAGGATGCTCCGGTAGCACAGTCCGGAGGGATGCCGAGCGGGGGAGGAACAGACTTCGCCGCACTGTTCGGCAATGCTGCCGACAGGGTGATCCCGATGAATGCGGAATCCTCTCAGCCCGGAGTGCCTGTCACATCCGGCGCCGATATGGGCGCCGGTCCTGGAACCAGTGCATTGAACCTGGGAGATCCGAAGTCCAAGCAGGATCTCCAGAATCTGGCAGGACAGCTTCCTTTCCTTGAGTGGATGGCCAATCGTCCCAACGCAAGCTGGGGACTTCGCCAGCTTGTCAGGAAGGTGAAGGCTTCGCTATGATTCCCACCAGTATTGTTCCGCTGTACCAGTATCCGGGCGGAGTCTTCGATGAGCTCGGATCACTCGTTACAGTCATGCCGGACTATCCGGCATTCGCCATGGATATCTGGTCTACACCGGCCAGCACGGATGCACGAAACATCATGGCATCCTCAATCATGCAGTCCGGTATCACACCATACGGAGAGTAGATGAACACGCCCACTCCACAGCCAGGTTTCGCACCTGCGCCGGTCAACAGCAGTCAGTGGAACTCCCAGTGGATTCAGGCTGCGGCAGATGCCCGCATGCAGAATACTCAGGACCGCACTGCCGCTGGTACTGCCGGTGTTGCCGACTGGCTTCTCCACCCCATCGAGTGGGCCGGTTCAAAGATCCATGCCGTCTACAGCACCATCATCTCTCGCCCGCTCGCAACGCCATTCCTGGCGTTCTATGGCGCAGCAGCAGAGGCTGAGGACACTGGGGACGAGTGGGCCCGCATCTTCTCCGGAGACACGTGGGACAAGGCGTACCAGCAGGCCAAGCACGTCTCTCCCGGTCAGGCTCTCGGATTCGGTATCATCCACTTCGGCGAGGGTCGCGAAGAGTTCCGCAAGTCCATGGGCAAGGAAGTCATCAAGACTGTCGAGACTGAGCCCGGCAAGTTCGAGACCGTCAACCTGAACAAGACCGGAATCATCTGGGACAGCCCTGAGGCTGTCAAGGGATACTATGACCACGGTGTGCAGAAGTACATCTCCGGTGGTCTCGACTTCGCAGCATCCTGGTACCTGGATCCACTGGTACTCGGAGGCAAGACTGTGGGTCTTGCCCGTCGAGCAGCTTACGTTCGTCCGGCATTCGCAGGATCTGAGAGCAAGAACCTTGCCCAGAAGATCACTGGCACTGGCGGCAAGAAGAACCTGATCGACAACAACCTCAAGTCTTCCGCCTTCGGCGAGATGAGCAATCTCATCGTTGCCAACAAGGCGAAGCTGGGAGACCAGTTCACCGAGTGGGTAACCCACCAGGCATGGGCGAAGAACTCCAGGGACAGTGGCTCTATGGCTGCCGCACTAACGGCAGCCAAGGATCAGGATGAGGTCAATCACATCCTTGCCATTTCCATGGGAGACAAGGGTGCACTGAAGGCGCTCCAGGCGAAGAATGCTGTACTCGGTGCGCAGATGGAGATGCTTGAGGCCCAGCACAAGGGACTCGTCACCAACTTCCCATCGAACCCCACTCCATTCCAGGCTGGCCTTCAGCAGTTCCAGCTTCAGGGCGTATCCGACGCGATCAGTAAGATCTCTGCACAGCAGCAGCACGTTGAGCGTATGCTCAACCTTGAGGACTCCATGTTCAACGGTATGTACTTCATGCCGGGACTGTCCAAGATCGCATCCAACTTCGGTCAGCATGCACGTGGTCTACAGACCACCAACTCCATGAAGCTTGCGAAGGCTGGCGGTCTGAGGACCGCAGCCATGAGCCTCGCATACAACAACCTGTATGTGCGTCCTGTCAGGGTTCTGACCGGTACCACCTTCAATGGTGTGCGTGCGCCCGGTCACATCAACATCGATGCAGAGGACTCCTACAGGGCGTTCGATGCTTCTCTCGGTCAGGCCAAGGTGTGGACTCCGCAGGAGCGCGCCGTTCGAGTCGGCGCGTACATCAATGCCGATTCCGCCGGAAGGAATGCGGTTCTCCAGGCTGCCGACATGGAGACCTTCAAGAGGATTGCCGACAAGCATGGCATGAATCCTGATGACGCTCAGGCTCTGTACCGCACTCTCGGCGGAATGAAGGGTCGTGCCCGCGATGGGCAGG